GGCTTGACAAAAGCAAATACAAAAAGATTTTTGAACACATAACAAAAATAGGAAAAATATTTTTATTTCCTAAAACATTGGGCATAGTTGAGGGTAAGGAATATTGTATTAAGTTAGTTGAAAATAATGGTAAAAAAATTGATACTAATGATTTAACAGTATTGCTCGAAACTGCAATAGGTTCTGATAAGGAATATAATGTTGACATATTGAGGATGAATTGTGAAAAATTATTTAGATATACTGGTAAAAATAAAAAAATAACAGCATCAGATATTTCTGTTGCAATTAAAAAATCTAATGAATATGTTATTTGGGATATAATTAATGCATTTGAGAAAAAAGATTTAGTTTTATGTATTAATTTGTTTGGTAAGGCGTGTAAGACATCATCAGTTCCAGCAGTTACTAGAATGATTCTTAATATGTTGGCATGGAAAATTAAATTGCTACTTCTTATTAAAGAAAATATGGTTGACGGAAAAAACAAAGAAGAGGTTGTTAAAAATGTACAATCTTTGCATAAATTTAAGATAGAACATGGGATAATTAAAGCAGAAGAAACAGTAAATGGAACTTTGAAGAATGCATATTCACCGCAAGTAATAAATATGTGTTTTTATAATAATAGAGGAGTTCCTAGTATTGATGCTTTTTCCAGAGTGGAATTATTTAGGATTATACAAGCAATAGATGATTGCTTAATAAGAATAAGGTATGACGAAACTGATGAAGTATGTACTTTAATGTTATATAGTGTTTTTATGACTGTTTGTAATGTTATAGATTATTCAAGTGGAAATAATATGAGGAGAAATATATATGGAAAACCTAAGAGATATGCATAAGCTTAGATTTATATTGTTAAAATGTTTTATTGACTTAGGAGAAATGAGCGAGCAACTAGAAGCTTATTTTGATGCTCCGACTAAAGAAAATCTCCAATCGTTTGTTGATGCAGTTGAATCTATCGAATCTCAATTTAATATTTTTACAAACGCTGCAAGTTCATTTTTAAATTCGATTTTGAATGAAAGTGACGAGCAAAATAATGATAATGATAATGTTGAGATTGATATTATAGAAACTGATAATGGATACATAATGTAAATAGGAGTGCAATGGCAAAAGAAATTGAAATTACTATTTCCGAAGATGGAAATGTTACTATTGATCAAATAGGATACAGCGGAAGAGAATGTGTTGGAGACATGGATGAATTAATTGATATGTTAGGAATAGAAATAAGTGTAGAGAAAAAGGAAGAATTTAATAGAATAACTAAAAAAATTAAAAAGAAACAAAAATTTAAGGGAAGATAATGACGAAAGATTATTATGATATACTTGGGGTTAAAAAAAATGCAACTCAGGATGAAATAAAAAGCGCTTATAGAAAATTAGCAATTAAATATCATCCGGATAGGAATAATAATGATTCTGGTGCAGATGAAAAATTTAAAGAGATATCAGAAGCTTATTCTGTTTTATCGGATGCTAATAAAAAACAGCAATATGATAACCCTAATGCATTTTCACCTTTTGATATGTTTGGAGATTTATTTTCATCATTTTTTAATAATGGAGTAAAAGAGCAGAAAGATATCTATCATGTCGTCAAATTGGATTTGGAAGATGTGGCTAATGATAATTATAAAACTACTATTAATATAGACCGGAAAGTTAAATGTGAGAAATGCGATGGGAAAAAACATAAAATTGGGGCTGTAGCCGAAACGTGCAATGTATGCAATGGTCAAGGCCGAATTAAAATAGTTACCAAGCAGGGCAATGGTCAATTTGTTAGAATTATTCAATGCACCACTTGCCACGGAGATGGTAAACTATATAAAGATATAGATATGTGCGAAGAGTGCAATGGAATGGGATTTATTCCTAAAAACGTAGAACTGGCAATTGAAATTCCCTGTGGTATTAATGATCATGAACAGTTAGTGCTTAATGGAGCAGGACATGATAGTTTATTGGGGGGAGTTGCTGGTAATGTAAATGTTTCAGTAAGGTTTAATAAACATCCTATTTTTAAATTTAGCGATCATCAATATCTTAACTTATATATGGTTTTACCTTTAACCGTAATAGAAGCAGCCATAGGTTGCTCAAAAAAGATACGAACTATATATGGAGATATCGTTGATATAAATATTCAACCTGGATCTCAGTCGCAAGATAGGCTATTCGTTAATGGTGGGGGATATAGAAACAGAAGAGGAGAAAAAGGTAATTTAATTGTTGTGTTGCAAGTTATTATTCCTGCTTTAAGTCCTAACGATAAAGATGCGGTTAGTGAATTTGCAAAATTAGAGGATAGTGTTAAATTAAGCGAGAATAATATATATGCAGAACTTTTTACACAATATGAAAAATATATTGAAAAGGAGTAATTAATGTTTAAAAAAGAGTTTCAGAGCGACAATAGTAATCCTGTTAATCCTGATAATATGCATTTTTTAAAGGGGACTAAGTTTGTTAGGGATGGAAAATTATGGGTTGTCTTAGAAGAAGCTATTGGGGACTCTGCTCCTATGAGAAGGGTCAGGGCAGACGATGGCACTGAAGAAGTTGTTATGTTAAATACATTAGTTAAAGATTCTCAAGCAAAAGATTTTGCGTTTGTCAGGGGTTCAAATGTTGTCTAATGAAATAGATATAGAAATTATGCCTGATGGCAATGTTCTAATTAATAGACAAATGAATCAGGATTTAAATAGTTTATTAGATTTAATTACTATGTTAAATGGAGATCCTGTTACCATGGAACAGGTTAAGCTTTTTTTAGACGGGAGAGAATATATAGATGTCATATGTATGAATGAGATTTTTTGCGGGTAAAAAAAGTTTAACTTATTTAAATTAATCCTCCTTGGTATTTATCTTGGAGGATTTTTCTATTATATAATTTAAATATCGATATATATAGTATACTGAAATCTTATTTTTGGAGTTACTATATATGATTTTTATTGCTATAGACCCTGGTTTTGGGGGCGCAATTGCTATTTTGGATGATATAGCAGATACTCTTATAATTCATGATATTCCAGTTATTACCCAAATTAAGAATAAAAAGAAATATAAAAAATATGATTTGTTGTCTATAGTCAATATTTTAGCCCAATATGATATAGATTATATTTCTATTGAATATGTTCACTCTCATAAGGGAGAGGGAAGCGTATCTTCATTTAACTTTGGGCGAGGTTTTGGTAGTTTAGAAGGAATAGTTACAGCTATAATTAAAAAAGAAGTTATTTTAATCAGCCCTTTAAAATGGAAAAAATACTACCCTAATCTAGAAACTAATGAAATTATAGAGCTAAGAGATCGGCAAAAAGCGACAAATGCAAAGATACGTGATATGAATAAAGATATTAAAATATTAAAGGATAAAGCTTTAAAGAAGCAGAATAAAATAGAAATTAATAATTTACAGAAAGATGTATCTAAAATAGCATCTCAAATAAAAAGTAAATCTAAAGAAGAAGCGTTAACTATTGCTAAGCAACTGCGGCCAAAAGATATAGATTACTTTAAGAGAAAGAAAGATGCCGATAGAGCCGAAGCAACTTTGATATGCCTTTATTTGAAAGATAAATATAATGAATTGGTATAAATTTAATTCAAAAAAAGAAGAAAAAGAAAATGTATTGTACGTTGGACTTGTCGGATATTCGTCGCAAGAGTTTGACGAGACTAAGGCTAAGCAGTTGATAAAAGAAGCTTTTGATGAGATAGAAGATAAGGCAGATGGAGCAGCAATTAGTTTAGTATCGGGATTGACAGATTTGGGAATACCAGCATTAGGGTATCAAGAGGGGGCAAGGAGAGGGTGGAGACTTATTGGAGTAGCCCCAAAAGTAGCAAATGAATTTGCTTGGTGTGATTGCGATGAGATTGTAATTGAAGGAGAAAATTGGGGAGATGAGAGTGAAAAATTTCTTTCTATGATTGATATATTAATTCGTGTTGGGGGAGGAAAGCAATCAGAGGCAGAGGCGCAGCAAGTAAAAGATAATGGGAAAGAATGTTTAGAATTTGATTTATGAACTGGTTAAAACTAGCACAATTTTCAATACTAAATCTCAATGATAGGAATATCATTAACAAGAAAATCAGGAAATTTAAAAAATATATTTCTATATTAGCTTATTTACGTTCATATGTTTTTCAAAATGCCAGAGGGGCTAAGTCGCAAGTTCAAATTATGATAGATGATAAAACTCTTAGTAGTTTTCCCGATATCCGGAAAATGCTTATCTACGCCAATTCTAGAGTATTAGACAATTACCAAGAGTTTGCTAATATTTGTGATGATATTTTGGTAGAATTTTATAAATTAGTAAAAGATATGGAAAAAGAAAGAAAAATTTTTGTAACACAGGTTTATATGAAAAATAAGAAAGAGAACAAATAATGGCAGATAAAGACATAGTTAAAGCAAAAAATATTGAACATCCTATTTTATCTCAAATAGCAACTGTAGATGCTGGAGTTATTAATAGGGCTAATTGTAAATTTTGTCAATCAGAATTTAGAGCTGAAGCTGAAAAAGAATATGAAGCTAGAGGTCGTAATATTCTTTTAGTTCAAAAATTTTTAGTAAATAAGGGTGAGGAGATAACTTATCCGGCTGTTAGAAATCATTTGTTAAATCATTATTTAGAACAAGAAAAGAATATAAAATTAAAGGAATATGCTCAAGATTTAACATTGTGGGTTGGTATTACTAAAAATAGAAGACAGGCAATGGTTGAAAGAATTGCCATACTTAATAAAGAAATGACGACTATTGCTGCCGAAACTCAGGGGTTGAGTTTGGATGAAAGGCGAAAAAGTGCGGATAGTTTAAAGAAGCTATCGGATACAATAGGAATATTAGAAGATAAAATTTCTGAAGTAGATAATATTATGCAACCTGTTGAAATTGTAATTCAAAATTTAAGTAATATTGTTGCTGAAAAAATTAAAAGCGTTAAGAGCGCAGAGACAAAAGAAGCTTTGTTGGATGTTCTGACTAAACTTTCTCATAGTGTTTCTGATATTTATATACGCGATGAATAGGCTAAAATTAAATTTAACTTATCAGATTAAATCGAAGGAAAATACTGTGTCTATAGATAAAAAAAAATTACAAAAGTTAGGGCTTTTGCCAAATAAATCAGTTACAAAAACAACGGATACTACGACTAAAAAACGTGGCTGCGGCTGTAGTAAAAGAAAAAAATAGGGGTAAAAATGTCAAACGATATATTTAAAACATCTAAATTATTTTTGCCTCACATAAATAAATTACACGCTCTATCTAGCTATAGAAATTTATCTTATGAGATTGAGATGTATCCGGAAATATTTATAAAAGATTTGGAAAAAGATCCCATCTCTGTTGGGTCTTATTTTATTCCAGTAGATGTTATCGAATTGCGGTTTTGTTTAGAGGATTATATTCTTGATCCTGTTAAAACGAGAATTGCTTTTTCTTGGGATTTTGCTAAAAAACATTTACTAGATTATCCAATTTTATTAAAAATTAAAAATGACTTTTGTGGATGTGAAGTTGGTTCTATTAAATTCATTGAAGATAACCCGCAAAAAATATTAAAGTCAGTTAAGGAAATAGTAATTCAACATGGTTTTGCCTGTTTAGAAGATAAAATTAAAAGTATTATTGATGATGATATCCATGTATCGTTTAATTATGACGTGGAGGGATTAGCAAGTAAAAAAATAGCTTCGAATAATAGAGTAAAACACAAATATATTATTAATATAGATACATTAGATATAATTAATGAAGAAACCATGGCCACAACTGAGGGGGATGCTGTGGAGCAAGTTTTAGGCAAGAAGTGGAAGCAAATATCTAAAGAAATAGGGGCAACATTTCGTCCTGCAAAATATAGAGTAGGATATTGGGCTAAAACTCCTTTTTGGAACACTATTGTTAGAAAAAAGGCTAATAGCAATAAGGTTTCAAAACTTGCTCAATCATCTCCCCTATCTCCATTAATAAAACTTAATCAAATTGAGCAGAATATATTTAACTTATTATTATCTGTTAAAAATTATTTTCCTCAATTGAATGATTTGGAAATGAGGGTTGCTGGCGGTTGGACAAGAGATAAGCTTTTAGGGATTGAATGCGATGATATAGATATCGCATTAAGCTCAATTAGTGGAAAAGATTTTGTAAAATATATTGTTGAATTTTCTAATGCTAAAATGCAAAATAATACTATAGGTAAAACTTATATTGTAGATCAGAATATAGAAAAAAGTAAACATCTCGAAACGGCAGGCATAGATTTATTCGGCCAAAAAGTAGAATTTGTAAATCTTAGATCAGAAACATATGGCGATTCTAGGATACCAATTGCTACTATGGGAAGTCCTGAGCAGGATGCCAGAAGAAGAGACTTGACTATTAATGCATTGTTCTATAATATTGAAACAAAAAAAGTTGAAGATTATGTTGGTGGGATTGAAGATTTAAAAACAATGACTTTGCGAACTCCTAAATTAAATCCTGATAAAACAGATATCGAAAATGCTATTGAAATATTTTCTCAAGATCCTCTTAGGATGCTTCGTGTGCTGAGATTCTATAGTAGATACCCAAATTCTACAATAGATTCATCAGTAATAGAAGCTATAAAAAATCCGCTAGTACAAGAAGGATATACTAAGCTTGCTCCAGAACGAGCTTCTACAGAGATTATTAAAATTATGCAGGGGAGCAGACCAGCGGAAGCTACTAAGATTCTGTTGAATTCGGGGCTATATAAGAAGGTTTTTAATCTTCCTGAAGATGTTTTAGATATTAATATGGATCAACAAAATTTGTATCACGATATGTCTTTAATGGATCATACTTTAGCTGTTATTAAGAATCTTAATAGCATAGCTATTAAACAGGGTGTATCAAAAGAAGAGCGAGGGTTATTAAATATATCAGCTTTGCTTCATGATTTTGGCAAAATGTTTCCTGACATTAGAAAACCTCATCCAAAAGAAGAAGGTAAGTTTCAGTATATTGATCATGAGAAGCGTTCTGCCGATTTTGCTAAAGAGACTTTAGAAAGAATGGCCTTTCCTGAAGATGCAAAAAAGTTCGTTCAAACAGTAGTTAAAAATCATATGGCTGTTCATCGATTGCTTCCTAAAAATGGAAAATTAAATTATGCTAAAGTTGGCAAATTTTTAAATGAGGTTGGCGAACTTTATGACAAGATTTTGTATCACGGTTTGGCTGATGAAATGTCTAAATCAAAAGATGCTCCTCCGCCTGAGGTAGAGCAATCTAGGAATGAGCAAAAGCAGTTATTTGACCAATATTATTTCGAACTAGGAGAGTCTTTAAATAAGCCTCTTTTAAATGGAAATGAAATTAGGAAGATAGTTTTAACTTATAGTCCTGAAATGGTTGACAAAAATGCATTTCTAACAAGTAGCAAGTTTGGGCCAAAGCCGTTGCACTATTTATCTTTTATTACAAAGCAAATATTAGAAAAACAATGGAGCAGACACATACGCACAAAAGATGATGCAGAACAATTTGTCGTAGAGAATATAAAAAGCTGGTATAATAATTGGAAAGATCAGCAAAATAAAGATTCTTTAAATAAACAAGCTGATGCTAGTTCCTCCGAAGATCCTGCTGGATTTGATGGGTATGAGGGGGATTATCAATTAAATGAAGATAGGGGCATTGTTCGCGCTCCATATTTTACTTTGATGCCTTTTGTAGTAGGCGATAAGGTCAGACTAAGGTCTCGCGGGTTGGCTTTTCAGAACTCAATAGGAAGAGTTAAAAAGATAAAAGATGGCATTTTAATAGTACAATGGGAGCAAGGTAAGCATAAGGGAAAGAAAAGTAAATTTTCTTTAGATGATACAGTTAGGCTATTTGGCTCATTGGAGAAAATGTAATGAATTGGTTCGTATTTGCGCAATCTAAAAATACTGAACAGATTTGCAGATTTATTAAAAAGCAGATTAGACAAGATCCATTTTTTATAAGATTGTTCAAATTATTTAATATCCCCATTGACAGAATAGATAATTTGACAATTAAGATTAAGCCACTCTATGGGATGTCGGCTAAATCTAATTCTAAAACTATTATTTTAGATAAAGAAGTTATTGATAAATCGGACACGTTAAATGATATAATGCATTTTATAGTTCATGAAATATGCCATTGGCTTATACGACAAAGGGAAAAAGAACAATATTTTTCTGATCCAGAAGAACATTTTTCATTTATTCATGCGATAGCCTATGAAATGAAAAGAGGACAGAGTTTAGATGTTATAAAAGATACATTTCTTCCTATGATTAAGGCTCATTTTACAGATACCAAATGCGCTGAAGTTTTTTATGATAAATTGGTAAGAAAAGCCTCAGAAATTAATGCGATTTTCGAGGATAATAATGAACTGGTATAAGCTCTCTAATAATAAACTGATGATTATATGTAGAGGCATTTCCGGCAGCGGAAAAAGTTCCATGGCTAGAGAGTTAGGGTTTGGTGGAGTCGTATATGCAACTGATGATTTTTTTACAAATGATAAGGGAGAATATGTTTTTGATCCATTATTAATCGAAAAAGCCCACCAATGGAATTATAATAGGATTAAGAAAGCCGTTGAAAACGGCATTTCTCCAGTTGTGATAGATAATACAAATGTCACTTTGCCAGAAATGTATGCATATGTTAAGTTGGCTCACGATAATTCATACTTAGTTAAATTTGTAGAACCTGATTGGAATGAAAATCTAAAAGATAAAGATGGAAAATGGAATTTTGATTTTATTTATAAAATGCAAAAGGAGCGAAATAAAGCTAATAAGACTAAGGTAATACCTGAAGAGGTAGTCAGGAGTATGATTGATTCGTATGATTATAAAAAACCATCCGAATCAGATGTAGAATTTGCTAATCGAATTATAGCCGCAGGGCCATTCATAGCAAATTAGTTTTATAATAGAAACGTCTCAAGAAAACCTACGTTCTTTAGATGTAGGATGAATTGAGATTTAGAAATATTTTATTCAGGAACGGACTGTTCCGGTGAGCTTCTGGAGAGACCTTGTTGTAATGAGGCTCTGTGAAGGAAGAATCCCCGTTACTTTAGTATGGGAGTATGTCAAAAAAAGGATACAATGCCTAAATTAAAGCTAAACAGATATTTGCAGCAAGAATGTTTATGCGCGGTTTCGGCGGCTACTTCGGTAGTTAATTACTATTTTAAGGATGTTCAATATAACGACGTAAAAACTGCAGCTTATAAAATTAGAAAGGATGTTGAGGTGGAGGGTATGTTTGATTCTGAAATTGGAAAACTATTTAATCTTTTTGGTTTTAAAGTTGAAATAATATCTGCTGATATAGGTTATTTAGATTTCAGTTGGGATTCCCTTACGAAAAAAGCATTAATTAAAAATTTGCAATTTAAAGCAAAAGAACTTCCAAAAAAGGATACAGATTATATTGTGTGTTCTAAAATGATAGAGTTTTTAAAAAAATATGGGAATAAATTGACTATCGATTATAACTTTAAAGATAGAATTTGTAACTGTATTGATTCTTGTATGCCATTAGTAGCCTGTTTTAATTGGAATGTATTTTTTAAAGTTTCGAAATCAGATAAATATGGAAATATAGATCCGATTAATGGGGAATCTGAGGAACATGCTGTTGCTATAAATGGGTATGATAAAAAAGGAGTATTTGTAGTTGATTCTAATTATGAATATGGGAAAGGGAAATACCAAAAATATAGTAATGGTAAATATAAGATAACATGGGAAGATTTTTTATTTATATTATATGGAACGGGGTCATTAGTTATACCTAGATTAGCATGATTAAACCTTTTTTTAAAATTTCACAACAAGAATTTCTATTTTTTCCATGGACAGGAAATGTTAATGAAAAAATTAAAGCTCCTCCTGCGTCCACTTATAGGGATTATGGTAGACAATATAATTGTTCTTTATGCGGCAAGAACATAAGCGAATCGGAAATAGAGCAAGAAGGAAGTTTTACTGAGCAACAAAAAACCGTATCTTTTAAATTACCTTCTATCGATGTGGATAATATTATCAATTCAGCCACTATTGCCATTAAGCAGGCTAAAAACGGGACAAAACCAAATCAGATAAAAGATTTAACTGAGCTAATGCATTATTTAAAAGTCGTAGGAAATGTGTTAGCTGGACAAAATCGCACTATATCATTTCGAGAGTTTTTTCGAGCTAAAGAAATACTTGAGATATTAATTACTTTAGATGTGACAGCCCTTCCAGATATTACAGAAGAAGACTTAAATAATTTATATAAAATTTTGTCTGCTATTAGTGGAAAAGTTTTCAGAGTTCCTCAAACTGAGGTTATATGCTCAGACTGTTCTGCTGAGTTAGAAAAATGCGTTTCATGCGATAAGCCAATTGGAAAAAATGATATTTTTTATATTTTTGGGGATGATGATGAAGAAAAAGTTTGCCAAAAATGCGTAGAGGATGGGACTCTTGATGTTTGCCAAGAATGCGGGAAAGCATATGATGCGTCTGGCATGACTTATTTCGAAGGAGGGGGTAATGTCTGTGAAAATTGCAGAGAGGAATATGCTGCTGATAATTATGAGTCGCTATTTTCTGATGAAATAAATGAATTAGCAGAAAATAATCCCCAGCCATTTAAGCATTGGTTCGGTGGAGCTGATCGGATATATTTGCCATTTGTTCCAGATTTTAGGTTATCGCAATTTGATTTAGAGGTAAAAAAAGTATTAGAAGAAAATGGGTGTAATCTTTCAAATGCTGATTATCAATTAGGCTATTGCACATACGGCAAAAGAGTTTTTAAAATAAATAGGATGCTGGAAAAGCTAAGGACTGATACTATAAAAGCGAAAGAAAAAGAAATTGCCACAAACCCATCATTATTAGCTGGGATTAATGATTTTTTTCAAGATTTGAAAAGAACATTTGAACGTTCTGAAAGTAGAAATGTTAAAAATCAAGATTCTAAATTAGTTGTTATCTCAATGAATCCTGATGATATAGCAAAAATGTCAACAGGTCGCAATTGGACTTCTTGTATGAATTTAGGGAAAAGAAAAGAGGATGTTTTTTGCGAAGTTGAAGAAGGCGGTTTGATTGCATATTTAATTGAAAATAATGATGTTGATATTGAAAACCCTTTAGCTAGGGTATTAATTCGTAGGTTTGAGAATGAACAAGGGCAGTCACTAGCAATTCCTGAAAAACAAATTTATGGAGCTTATGGTCCAATTGCTGAATCATTTCTTGATCAAGTCCATGATTGGCTTAGCACAAAGCAAAAAGATTTACCAAAAGGAATATATGATCGAAAAGGTATGCCTTATAGTGACAGTTTAGGTAGTATTTATAGAAAATTAGCCCAAATGGTAGCGGAGAAAATAATGAAAATGGCGTATACCGAATCGTGGTATAGAAAAATGTATAAAGTAGCTTCTAGAAAACAAGAAGTTAAACTAGTTGGTAAGCTAATGCAAACAGAAGATGGATTTACTTATTTGAAGGTATCTAATAATATTATAAATGGTTTCTATCATTCTATCAAAGAAGATGGCGCAACTAAGCCTCCCTACGATAAAAAAGATATGAATAATACCGGCGCTCATATTTCTGTTTTTTACGGCGATGAGGTTAATGAAAATAAATTAGAGATTGAAGAACTCGGTGATGAATTTGAATTTAAAGTAGGGAAGATGTATTCTGTCGAGCCTGAGGGATGGGACGAAATGGAGCGGGTTTGGTTCTTGGAAGTTCAATCTCCACAACTAGAAAAGTTAAGAGCAAAATACGGTTTAAGTAAAAAATTGAATGGACATGAATTTCATATAACCTGTGCTATTAAAAGAAAAGAGTCAAAATGAGCAACAAAAAATCAAAAAAGAAAACCTGCATGTTTTGTGGAAATACTTTTTTCACTGACGACGGAAGGAAGAAGTGCTGCTCATCAAAGTGTTCTCTATTTTTGCTTGGTGTTAGAAGATTAAAAAACAAAATGAGTCACAAAAAATATGCCAGATATAAAATTGATAAAGATAAGAAAATTGAGAAGGAAAAAATAAAGTCATCTCAATTTAAAAAGAATAGAAAAAAGTTAATTGAAAAAATAGGTTACCAGGTCACCTATCTGAGTTTGAAAGATTTAAATAAAAAATCTGGAGTTTATATTATATTGAACGAGGTAAGTAATAAGTTTTATATTGGTAGTTCTAATGATTTAAAGAAGAGAAAAATATTTCATTTTACTCAGTTAAGAAACAATAATCACTTTAATCATCATTTACAAAATGCATGGAATAAATATGGAGAATTTAATTTCAAATTTTATTTATTAGAGGAATGTGCTGAAAATATTTTAGAAAAAAGAGAAGAGTTTTATATCAAAAAATTTAAATCATCAGATAGAAAGATAGGCTATAATAAAACTGATAAGTGTACAACATCTCCAATGAAAGGATTAAAAGGAGAACTTAACCCACTTTTTGGGAAAAAGAGACCTAAAGAAGTTATGGAACCCATGTGGGATGCGAGCAGGGGCGACAAACATTGCAATGCAAAAACAGTAATACAATTGGATTTAGATGGGAATAAAATAAAAGAATTTGGGTGTATCTCTGATGCTGCAAGATATATTATGAATGATGCATTGGCTTCAAATAAAAATAAGTGCAGCAGTAGAGATTTGAAAACTTATAGATCAAATATATCAAAATGCTGTATAAGCGATAAGTATAAAAAGTATGCAGGTTTTCAATGGTATTATAAATGATATTACTGTTTGTGTTAAAGAGAAGAAAAAATGAACTGGTATGGAACGATAAAATTTTCTCAAATTTTAAATGTAAGTCATGATACTACCAACTTTGAAGGTCAATTAATGGCTTTTTACGAATATGAGTATAAATATTCTATGCTAGCAAGCAAGGAGTTTAACGGACATCCAACTAGAAAAGAAAATATAGCTAATGCTCTTAAAAAACAACTAATACAGTTAGGTAGTCAGATAAAGATTCCTATATTGAAAACTTTTGAAAAATGGCTTGCTAGTCATGCGATATTCGATCCGCAACAATGGGCAGAGATAAGGACATTGGATGAGATAGAAAGAGAAGAAGATACAATGGAATCTGTGTTTTTTGATATACTGCATGAATACGGTAGATTTGCAAAATATTGGGGGGCAGATTTAGACAGCTCAAAAGAAGGGTCATATGAGAAAGTGTTTTCTTATCTTTTAAAAGAAATTATTGATAGAATTGATAAAATGCCAGGTTGGAAGGAATTCCTATCGCAAGTTGTTGAAAACCAAATAGAGGCCAAATTAGAGCTATTCGATTATGATTACGAGGAATTCAATGAGATATTTAGTGCTGAATTTGATTCCGAAGACAGGGAAGGTGCAGGGGATTTGTTAAGGCAGCGTTTTACATTAGACGATGCGTTCGATAATATAGGAGAGATTACTGATGTTATAAATTTGATAGATAATTCTGGCCTAAAGCATAATTTGTTAATAGAAGTAAATCGAGAATTTATATTTCCCTTCTGGTTTGACTATTGGAAAGGAGAGGGAATCGAAGAAACTAGGGAAAATGTAGAACAGGCTTATGAGATGTTGAAAGATGCTAATCCGGAAGATACAGGGAATTTCATTGTCGCATTAAATCATGCTTTGCAGGTTGAGCATCAAACTGGATCAATGCTTGATTATTTGCAAGAAGAAACCGATACTGCCGATTTGCAGGTATTTCTAGATCATCTTTCTAATAAGACTTTAGCAGAAGTATATGAATGGAACCAGGATTTGAGAGAAATAGGGGGTCAGATTTGAACTGGTATAGAATAGTGACAGCAAAATTTCTAAATAATAAGTCTGCGAAATGTGCAGTTTGCAGAACTAATTTGCAGCCTATTTCTATGACTGAAAACAGAAAACATATTTATAATATAGGCATAATGTATTCTTGCAATTGTGGAGAATCAAAAATTTGGACTAATTCTGTTCGTAATGAAAGTGCTTTGTTAGAGCATTTTGAGGGAAATACAGACCATTACTATCAGGGCTTTTGTAATGATAAATTTTGTGGAATTTGTTACATGCCTCTAATTCCACTGAAAAATGGCTACATTTTACCGGGCGATAATCAGCCTTATGATAGGTATGGTTGTATTACACAACAGCATAATGATAAAGTGTTAATAGATGGATGGAAAGAGGATAGAGAAGGGGAAACCCTTGGGATACAGAAATGGTATCAGGCTAATAAAAACAAGTTGGAATCGTTCGTTGCAATGAATAGGGAAGCGATGTCTAATAAAATTAAAGCGGCTCAAGAAATGCAAGGTCAACTAAACGAAGAATGGTTTGAAGATGAAAAGTGGGTTGAACCCATAGAAGAAGCATTTGAGTATATTCATACAAAAGAAGAAATAATTCAAGCACTAAATAATAATAATCTCAATTGGGAGGAAATTATATTTGCTGATGGGACTTCTATTATTATTTATAATGCTGATGGAGGAGAATCATTTGTCATAGATAGCTATGAATATCCTGAATGGGTGCAAGAAGCTCAGGAATGGCTGGATAGTCAAAGTGATGATTATATTGATAGATTAGTGAATAAGGATTTTAATAAAGAGTTCTGGGAAAATGCTGATGGTGGAGTGCTATATCATGGTACTAGTTATGAAAATCTAGAAAGCATAAAACAAAATGGTTTAGGTGTATCAGATAAAACAAGAGGAATATCCAATAGGTCGGTAGGGAGTGCGGTATTCGCTTCAGATTCTTTGGAGGTAGCACAAAATGTTTATGAAGTAGTATTAGAAATTGATATTGGGGGAATGAAGCAAGATGGATATATGCCTAAAGTTATTCAGGAACCAGATGTAGAGTCATATGAGAATAGAATGGCCGTTGCCCATAGATTGGGACTAGATGATTATTACTATGAAATTGAGCAAGGTATGGATCCGGGAACAGTTATTTTTTATGGTAATATTCCAGCTAAATATTTAAGTGTTGTGGGAGAAAATAATGAATTGGTTTAAGTTAGCATTTCCATTAGTAGAGACTCCTCCAACAAAAAATTACTTACAAGTTGGACACGATCTCGATTTAAAAAGAATTGAAGAAAAGCATAAGTTATGGATTATTTTCATTGGAATGGAATTTGAAGAAGCTGATGTTGCAGATTACGGGATACATACTAATTGGCTAGAGGAAAAAGGATGGGATAGAGAAGATATTCTTGCCGCAGGCAGATATATAAAATATGAAGACGAAGAACAGGGAACGGCTACTTTCCAAGTCATTGAAAGATTGAAATTTAATCAAAGCTTTAAAGACCAAGTGGTTAAAATATTAGATAGAAAGTATAACCATCCAGAAATAATGGAGTTTTAATGAACTGGTATAATCATATAAAAACTTCATCTACTCAGTTTATTAATTTGCCAGATCGTAAGCGCGGCGGCTATATAAAATTGCTAGCAGTCTATCTTCGTGCTGGAGAATTACCAATTAATGAAAAAGGCGAAAATATGCATAGCACTAATTGGTTCACAGATATTGCCGAAGAAGGAATTAGCGTTTATTTAGCCTGGTACGATCCTAAAACAGAAAAATTTGTTTTACAATCAGGTGGCGAAGTATTTATGACAACGCAAGATTCAATGACAAGTAGACCATTTTATTTAGTCAATGGAGAGTTCATAGGGAATGGTAGCGATGGAGAGGACTTACTAGATCCAAAAACTGTTAAAATTATTCGAAAAGTTAGTCCTGATGAAATAGTTTTTGAGCAAGATCCATGGCTTACTATTTCAGGTAAAGAGTTACCAAAAGAAGAAACTCCTAATTGGGATAAGTTATAGTTATGAATTGGTATAAAGTATCTTTTCCAGTCTTTGAAAAATCTCAACCGTCATATAATAGTTATTTTCATTTTGAAGATGATGAAGATTATTTTGGGGAAAACGAAGAAAGTTATTACGATAGAAAAAAAGCCTATTTATGGATTATAGATAAGGATTTCGTTCTTCATAAAATTAGAGCGTCTAAAGATATAGATGGACATGGCAGTTGGGATTTAGCAAATACGCTAAGTTTTGTGGCCATTGGCAGATATGGTATTCTCAATGGAGAAAAAGTTGTAACGATGATTGTGTATGGGTCTAAGTATAGTCCATCATATGACAGACTAAGAGAGAGAATTGTAAAAATATTAGATAGGGAATTTAATAACGCAAAGATATTGGATTTTAGTTAATATTGTATAATTAGACAATACCATTGAATCCAAAATGGAGTGGATTATTATGAGTAATTGGTATAAAAATAGTGGGTATAAAAAATGGCATCAATAACCTTTTCTCCCATCGGGACAGAAAAAGTAGCAGAAGCCATGGATATTTTAGGGATATGCTATGATATGCTTAACTTTGTACATTATTATGCAGATGATGATATAAAAAATTTAGCTTTAGAATATAAGGTTACTCATAGCACTATTGAACCTGACATTAGTAGAACTGAATTTAATGAAAATCTGGGATTCTTTAATTTTTATATGGGAGACGAAATACCCGCTGAAGCTGTAAAACAAATAATCGATGCATATAACCAGTATAAATTAGGCGATATTGAGATTAGGTTTGAGGGTGTTGAGAAATCGGGTATTCGAGGTAATAATGTCGCTAGGTTGCAAGTTGTAAAAAACGAAACGGCTAATTACGGAAAAATACCTGAGATGAATATTTCGAATTTTTCTGCTGCTAAGTTGTTTGAAATACTACAAGAAAATGGAATAAATGTCAATCCTAGAAGTTATAGTGGAATACTAGATGCAGAGGAAGTTAAAGAAGCAATCGGGAGATTGAAAAAAATGCCATTTTTATTAAAAGAAAAAGAAAGACCAGGATCTATTAGCAAGAATACTGGTGTTGTTGCATATGAAAGTGATTATACATTAGAACGATATGATAGTTATTTGAATGGGCTAATGCAGATTATAAACTATATTGAGAAAAATAATTTACCGAAGAAGGGAATTTCATATGCATAATATTAAGCACTATATAAAATTATTCATTTTAAAATTAGGAAATTTATTCTATAAATCGAATACAATTAAGCAAATTGATTATGTTTTGTTCCCGACCTTAAACGATAGACTTTTTAATTTATTTTATGAAGAAACTCCTATTATAAAGAATTTTATTAAGAAGTTTTATAAAATTGACATTGATGAAATTTATTTTATATTAAATAGGTCATGTATTTATATACCAGAAAATGCAATAGTTATGAAGCATTGTGCAGAAAGTAAAAATTTGATGGAAATAATTGAAACTAAAGATGGCAAAAAAGTTGCAATTATTTATTTCTTTTCATCCGTAGAAGAAAGTTAAAATCCCATTCTTATTGTTTCTTGTTCTGCTGCATTTTCTCCACCACTAAATGGATTTTCTGGGTTTTGATACAAGTCTTGTAGGTGGCCTTTTTCATGTGCGAGCGTTGCACCAATTTGTCTTTTTACTTCTGCTTTAATATAGGCTTCTATTTGTTCTTTTGCATCTGAAGATACATTTTGATAATCTCCTGTTCCAACGGCGTTTTCTATAATTCTTTTAATATTATTGAATTCTAAGAATATGATTTTTTGACGTTGTGGGTCTTGA